TAATTCAATTCGGTTCGGACTTGGCAATCCTGATATCACAGACGTCAGACGTGACAAGCTCATCTCAATTTTCTTTGGTGCTCCGATAAGGATTGACAATTTACCGTCAAACATGGCGACGCCATTTTTAGGCTTCGTCGAAGGCTTTACTTTTCAAGCTTCCTATAATGACGTCTCTTTGACGCTTAATGTCTCGGCTTTGGCTTACTCAGTAAGAGCGATCCAATGGCAACAGGTGAGTGTCGTAGAGGCTTACAACACTTTATCGCCTACGCTTGACTATGCACACGCGATCACTTCGGTAGTTTAGAAAGGAAAACAGATGGCAAATCCGACAACTAACTTCGGCTGGGTCATGCCAGTAGCGGCAGATTTAGTAACTAATCTTCCTGCACAATTCAACACATTCGGGCAGGGCGTCGATACATCGATGGCTCAACTCTTAGGCGGATCGACTAGCGCAATTTTGACCAAAACTTCCGCTACCAACATGGCTTTCACATGGTCGGGATTATGGACAAGCTTTACGCTAGCAGGTACAGGCTTTACTATTGGAAACGGGATTACTCATTATTGTAAGTATCAAAAAGTCGGAACGACGTGTAACGTCATGGTTGATTTTCAATTGCAATCGACTTCCAGCATTACCGGAAACATTGTACTCACGCTTCCGCTTACTTCCACAAGCGCACAAAATCAAAGCAACAGCGGAGTGTGTCGATATACGTTGGGCGCAACTACCTACATGGGAATCGTTACTTTGGCTTCAACGACAACCGCTTCATTGAGTGCAATTAACGCTTCTGGAACTTATGCGTCATCGACTGCCACATCGGCCACAATTCCGGCAACATGGGCAAACGGCGATAGATTTAGAGTCGCCTTTAGTTATGAGGTTGCATAACATGGGCGAAAAAATAACTCGTGAATCTCTCATCGCTCAAATTAAAAAAGAGAATCCAAAAATGGTTGCAACTATTGAAGGCGAAAAATATGAGCTTACGCCGGAAGAGTACGAAGAGGCCGCGACTAACTGGGCGGAGATGAGAATTCAACAAATTGAGGCCGAATCAAAGTGACTTATCCATCCGGCACTTCAGCTCGCATCATCGAGGTTGCACTCGAAGAGGTGGGCTATGTCGAAGAGCCGGACAATCTTACAAAGTACGGAAAGCACACAAAAGCCGATGGTCTGCCGTGGTGCGGTTCGTTCGTAAATTGGGTCTATGACAAAGCCGAGGTCAAAATTCCATCAATGGTCTCAACTGCAATTGGGGCGCATAAGATGAAAGAGCTTGGCCGATGGATAGAAGATAAGCCTCAAATTGGCGATTTATGCTTCATGGACTTTCCACATGACGGCGTTGATCGTATCTCTCACATCGGAATTGTTGCAAAGGTTTTAGGTAATGCCGTCGTACTTATCGAGGGCAACACATCCGGCACGGGAGATCAACGCAACGGCGGAATGGTCATGATTAAGACACGGACGAAATCCGAGATAGTTGGATACGCTAGGCCTAAACTTTCCGCATACGCTGGAACTTTTCCAGCTTTAGAGATAAAACATCCAGCGAAAGGCAAGGCGAAAAAATGAACGAACTCAAGGCAATTCTCGCATCTTGGTCTAGAAGCTTCGTGGCCTCATGCTTGGCCGTTTATCTAGCTGGAGTCACCGATCCGAAGGCAATTCTTGGAGCTGGTCTAGCTGCGGTCTTGCCAGTCATAATCCGCTGGCTCAATCCTAACGATGGCGCATTCGGTAGAAAATGAGTCTAGGCGAATGGAGCCTAGTCATTGGCCTAGTAATTTCAGTCGTGACAGCGATCTATTCGTCGATGCGTTTTATCGTGAAATCCATCATGAGGGAGTTCTCTCCCAATGGTGGAAACAGCCTCAAGGATCAAGTCAATCGCATTGAGTCGAGGCTAGACGCTCTTATCGATCAGCTTCTCAATAAATAGACACGCCGACTCTAATCTTGCAAGCTCTGGCGATAAGTGTCATCCTGTAACTAGGGAGCGCGAACGTCGATCCCTAAACGGGAGCACAAAATGATAGATATAATTTTTACCTTAATGGGAGCAATACTTTGCTCTGGCCTTATCTATCTCGGAGCTTACTCTTCGGGATACAACGACGGAAAGCGCGACGGCTACAGACGCGGCCGCGCTTATGCTCGACGTCAGGATTCCGAGGTAATCAACTAATGGCCGGATTCCTGGACAATTACGAAGATGTCGCAACTCGCATCAAACGCTTTTGGGAGACACATCCAACAGGTCGAATTGAAACAAATATCTTAGATTTTAACGCCGACAAAGGATTTGTCCTCATTCAATGCAAAGTCTGGCGAGACATCGAAGATATACATCCGGCAGGAACAGACATGGCATTCGGCAACGTACAAACTTACAACGTCGGAATGAAAAAATGGTTTGTCGAAGATACAGCTACATCGGCAATTGGTAGGTGTATTGGTCTCGTGCTCGGCTCGGATCAACGTCCGACTCTTCAAAATATGCAACAGGTCGAAGTCATAGATCCTCAAATTGTCAAGGTCTCCGAAGAGACACCGGACTACTGGAAGACAAACTTCGATCCACAAGCCGAGGGCATTCCAACGCTCAAGAGCGCAGTCGAGCAGATACAGCAAGGACTAGGCGGAACACTTGTTCCAGCGGCTCCACGGTGTTCACACGGGGCGATGGTTTGGAAAGAGGGTCAGTCGAAGACAGGCAAGGCATGGGGCGGATTCTTTTGCACAGAGCGACTCAAGGCCAATCAATGTCCGCCGGACTGGCACATTCTCGGCTCCGATGGACAATGGGGCAGACAATAAATGGCCGGGATTCAGATACACACGGCCGAAGGTTGGGTCAATCTTGAAGACATCATTCAAGGCGAAGAGACTTGTTCAATATGCGGAGCAGTAGAGCCAGCCGAAGGGGCTGGCTTTGCTAAGTGCAATCCGCCGGAGCTTATGATCTATCTATGCCGAGTACATCGGGAGAATCCACATGGTTAGAATGCCAATCAATGAAGCCGATGAGTGGGCAGTACATAAGCGCGCAGGAGAAGTCATATTCGCATACGGCCAGCAATTAGGCGTCACGGTTCATTACAACACAAAGCTAAACAAACACGAACAGACTACCGAATACGCCGAATCTTTGGCGGCGGAGTTACTGGTCGCTCAATACTTCGGACTTGACTTTGACATCAATGAATCAAAGGGCAAGCGCAAAGCCGACGTCGGCAAAGCAATCGAGGTCAAATGGACTTCATACATCAATGGCAGTCTCATCATCTATCCAACCGATCGAGACGATGACGTGGCCGTTCTTGTCGTAGGTAAATCTCCAGAGTATTACATCGCTGGTTGGATACCGGTATCAGCTGCAAAGAAAAACAAATTCAAAAATACCGGGCAAGATTCATGGTGGGTCTCACAGCAACATCTCAATCCAATTGAGGACTTAGGGAGGAGTAGTTATGCAAGTGCAATCTAATTGCCGAAAGTGTAAAAAGAAAACAATCCACATCACACACATCGTCACGGACAATCTTCCGCCGGATTTGAAAGTCGTTCAATGCGTAGAGTGCGAAGTCATGGGAATAGCGAGAGTCGAGGACTTAGATGGCGATCTATGAGTACAAGTGTCAAGTCTGCTCAAGAGTGCAGACAATCAAACGGCCAATGGTAGAGCTTGAACGTTCGCCTTATTGTGACTACTGCGTGATACCAATGGAGAGGCTATACGACGCTACTCCGTCGATATTCAAGGGCAAAGGTTGGGGCAAGTCATGAGCGCATTCATGATCGGATTACTGGTTGGACTTGTCATCGGCCGACTCTTGTCTTTGGCGGTGGACAGATGAGTTATCCACAGGCTTACACACAGAGCGTCCGTATTATAACAAAACGTTATAATCGTTACAGTTCTGTTGCAGTAAATTGTTATCAAATTGTTATCAAACAAACGGTTAGGCGTAGGCTCAAACCTCTTGACTCTACGGTGTACGCTGGACAGGTACAGGCCGAGAACGAGAGAATAGTCACGAAAAAGAATGATTATTACTCTTTCAATGATAAAAAGACAAAGATAAAAAAAAGACTCCTCCGGCCTGTTGTTAGCCTCTCCATCCTGATCGCATCGCTTGGGGCTACTCATGCCGAAGCGGCGTCCAATATCGATTACATGAAGCTTTATGCTCATACTCTCATCATCGATTATGAGCAGACTCAATGCTTCTATGACATCGTCTATCGAGAATCGAGATGGAACTTTCAAGCAAAGTCTGGAACTCATTACGGACTCATTCAAATGAAGAATGATCGTGTTAGATATATGGATCCTTACTCTCAAATTAAAATGGGAGTGGCCTATCTCAAGACTAGATACGGCTCAATTTGTAATGGCCACCGGCATCTCCTCAAGTATGGATGGCAATAAAAAATGAGCCGGGGCGTACATTCAAAGGCCACGGCCTATCTGATCTTAAAAAATACACGCACGGCCTATCCAGCCACACAGCCGAGAGGTGGACTAGATGAGTACTGCTAGTAGTCGCGCAACAGGTGGAAACACAAGACTTTGGATGAAGATTCGTGAATCAATCCTGATTCGCGATGCTTATACTTGCCAGTATTGCGGCAACGATGGAGACACGGTCGATCATGTCGTACCAATCTCCAAAGGTGGAACGGATGAGCCGGATAATCTCGTTGCATCTTGTAAGCGATGCAACTTTCGGAAAGGAAATCGGTCAACCGGTTTTTTTGAAACCACTTGGAAAC